GGGGAGAGGAATAATAGCCTTTGCAAGATCTACTCCAGTTGCTTCAACCTCCTTGAACTCACCGGGGGAAATAGGTTCATTGTCACCAACGATTCTAATTCCCTTGGCCTTGAAACCTCCTGGTAAATTAGCAAATTGTCCTGCATCAATCAGAGATCTCATTGCAGCGGTTGCACTCATTGTTAAATTACCAAGGAAGTGTATCAAGCCCAATCCATAAAAACCAAATCCGGGTACAAACCTGTAATGAACAAAGTGACTTCTCTTTTCCATATTAGGATCATTCTGTTCATAGTTTCTACGAATACTTAATACTTGTCTGCTTTGTTCTTCTACTGTTACAATATAGGGAAGTGCCTGATCTTTACCTTCTATATCAAGATAACAATGCTGTTCAAGTAAAATATATTGGGGATCTTTATCTGAACTAGGAGATAACCCTAGTATTGTATCCATCTTTTCTGTAAAGGATGTTATATTTGTCCGATTAGGTTCAGGTAATTCTACATCTTTATAAACACCAGCAATAATATCTTTTTGTAATTCTACAGGACTGCGATAAATAACATGAGTATACCTGTCAGCATTTCGTAAATCTGTTGCATAATAAGACACATAGAATTGATCTATCGGTATAAATTCAGAAATAGGACGTTTAATTGTTGAACTATAATAAATCTTTTTAAAGGCTGATCCTATCAGAGGAAGATGGAACAGCATTCTTTCAAACTCATCAAAGTATTCTGGCATCTGCTCAGTCAACTGATAGTTCATAAAGTTCTGTACCCGATTAGCTTGCATTTGTTTTTCGGGTGTATGTTTACCCATAATGTTAGCTTTGACAGGACCAGAACTAGGAAAGAGTTCTCCTGAAGCTTTAGACTGAAACTTAACTGCCGACTCAATCAGGAGTGGATGTACTGCTGTACAGGCTCCTTCAAAAGGTTCTGATCCCGGTTGAAGTTTAAGTCCTAGTAATTCAAAACCTCTTTCAAACATAGACTCCCATTCACCTCTGGAATCTTTATCTGCCTGATAGTTTTCTATTACATCACTAGCTATAGAAAATAAATCCTGTTCTTCCAGTGTATCACATAAATCACCATACCATTCAGCTATATCTTCTGAAGGTTGCATCTTTACTTCTTCACTGGCAAAGTCTACTATAACTCCACCATCATCCGCTACTTCAAATGTAGCATCAAGTTCTGATTCTTCTATGGGAGACAGAGGAACTACATTAGATATTTCTTCTGGTATCCTATCATATGGGTTTTTTTCAGTTGCCATTATTTATCCTATGCAAAAATATTTACGGGCTGGTCAAGCATGTCAGCCGCTTCTTGTCTGCTAAATCCAGCAGCTACGATGTTATCAAACTGAGGTTGAAGTGCTTCTCCTTTTGAAGGTTTATCTTTTCTTTTGTCTAGTAATGCTTTAACTCCTGTTGGTTCTTCTTCTATTGTTTCCGAAACAGATACTTTTTCAATTGGTAATCTCTTTCTTTTTAATACTTTTTCATTATCTCCACCTTCATATTCATCTTCTTTTATTTGTTCCTTTATTGTACCATCCATATATACATTATAAGTTTTACCTCCCATACTATAAGAAGAAACTACAGGATTTGGGTCTTTACCCATAAGCCAACCTAGACCTTTAATAGGACCAGCAAACGGAGCAATCCAAGGATAATTTTCAGCAAATGCTTCAAAATTCCATGTGTCTGAAGCACCTGGAATAGCTTCTTGTGCTGCTAATTGAGCAAGTCCTCTAAAGTCAGATCTTCCTGATCCTTCTTGTGAAAGTGGAACGCCTTCCAATAACCTGTCCATTTCAGATTTTATTTGTGACTGCTGCATTTGTGCTAATGCTTGAGCTTCTTCATTTGTTAAATCAGCTTGTGATAAATCTATTGGAATATCACTTGTTAGTCCTGATGCTCCAAATCTATCTGAAGTAGTTCCTTGTCCATCAGACGATAAATATTGAACATCGCCATATTGTAAAGGAGCAGGTGTAAAATCAGTCCCATGATCTACTGGATCATAATATGATTCTATTTCTTCCATCATATATCCCGGATCATCAAAATAATAAGCAGGTATACCATCTACCTTCCTACCACTACCACCCATAGCTTTCAGAGCAGAAGCTTCATCTGGTCTAATCCATGCAAGACTGTGAGGCTGTCCGTTTATATTAATAGATTTCTTTATTCCTGATAACCCTCCGGGCATTGTTTGTCCTCCATGTTTCATACCATAACTAAAGTCAGTAATTCCTGTATAAGCTGTTTCTGGATTAAAATCATCAGTATCATCTGGATCATTAAATGCTTCATGATGCCATCCTATACCCGGTAAACCTGTCCCTTTAGAATATATATCATCTTCTCTTTCAGTTTGAGCTAAAGGACCAAAATTAGGGTCAGGAAGTTGAACTAATCCTTTAGGATTTATTAATGGTCTATCTAATCGATTCATAATATCCATTTGTTTCATTGGATTAACATAACCTGGTACTTTAAATTCTATTTTTCTACCTTCGCCTTCTTGTGGACCTACCGTTCCTCCTACTGCTTCTGCAAAACTTACGTTGGAACCACTCTCTAACATATCTAAAAATTTTCTTGCTATTCCACTTGGACCCATCGTATGTGTTCGATTCCAATCATATTCATCTTTTATTATAAAGTTTCCATCCCAATCTGGTATTCCGGGTTGCCAATTTCCTCTGGAATCATAAGAACCATAATTAACTCTTCCTAAAGCAAATCCTTCCTGATCACCACTAATATCAGCCGCACCAAGTTTACCTAAGTTTTTAAATCCAGAAACATAGTCTTTAGAGAATGGATCTGATAGTTCAAATTTTAATTCTTTTTCTAAATTTTTTACTAAATCTTTTCCTATACTTTCTTGAGACTTTTCATCAAAATATTTACTTTTATTTTCATCTGTAATTGGAGTATAGTATCTTTTTCCATCTACTACTTTAGAAGGAGAAAATTGATCAATAAAAAGTTGTATATGTGGTGGAATAGGATCTGTTGATCCCGGTTTTCTTTGACTATCCTCTAATCTTGCTAACTTTTCTCTAATAGTTTTATTTTGTAATAAACTTTGTATACCTTTCCTAGTTAAATCCAGACTAGTTTGCATACCAGGAATCATAGATGCACCTTTACTAATAGGAGTACCTGGAGGAGCAGTTGCAGTTACAACTATATCTTTTAAAAAATCAGAAGCACCCCTCTGTAATTTCGTATGTGGTTTTATATGTCCAGTAGACGAATCTTTAGTTCCAGAACCTCTGATAAAATGAGCAAGTTCCTTTTTTATATTATGTGGTAACTTTGAATCAAGTATTGAATCCTCAAGTTCATTTATTTGATCGTCCACACGTACCTTTGTTTCAAAATCCAAACGACCACCGTCTTTTCGATAGACAATAGAAGACAATCCAGATGTATTCAGCATCCGGTTAGCCTGATCATAAGCTCTATTGAAAATTTCAGCCATCTATTCCTCTATTGTCCCTGCACTATTATACCATATAATTAACTATTTCACAAATTAAAATGTCCAGTAGGTACTTTTTTGTTCTCTAGGTTCATCATCCCATTCTGGATCATCTGGATGTGTTAAGTACCAAGATTCCTTTAAATAGTGAACAGCCATTGTCAGGGCATCTACCTGATCATCATGAGCAGCATTGGGAAATCTGATAAGTTCTTCTATCAAATCATCTGACCATTTCTTTCCTTTGGGAAGCCATACTCTTCCTGCTTCCATAATAGGTGAAGCTGCATAAACTCTGGCAACTTTATCTTTATCAGGAAGATATTCCATTACTGGTAGTCCTGCTCTTCTCATATCCTGTATCAGAGATTGTCCACTGGCTTTCTTCTCTATCATGCAGACATCAGGTCTATGTTCGTTATAAAGTTTTTGTGCAAGTTTTCTTAATTCAGGATATTCAAACCGTCCTTTGATATTTCCCAGAAGAATAAGCTGTGGAGCAAACTTTTCATATCCCTGCTCATCCTGATCATGAAGGTAGAATATACCCCATGTTTGAATAACACTGAAGTCTGCTGTTGTTCTGGTAGAGAAAGCGGTATCGTAAGTTTGAATAACAAAATCACAGCTTGGAGGATCTGGTTCTTCCCAATATTGTAACCATCTCTTTTTTATTAGTCCTCCTTCTTCTGGAGTAGGATCTTGCATATAGAGAGAATTCCAGTATCTAGATCCATTACTAGCTTTAATCTCATTTTCATCTACTTGTAGAACTTCATCGGGTTTCCATTCTGGAAAATAACTACCACCTAAGGGAAGATCAAGAAGTTCTGCTGCTTCTTCATCAAGCCATGCAGGTATTTTGATTACTTCCCAAGGAGTAGTTTCGTATTCAGACATATCTTCCTGTTGTTTTAGAAGCCATCCGCACAAATCATCATAATGATATCTGGTATTGATAATAACGATAGCACCATTCGGCATAATTCGGGTTCTAAGTCCTGCTGGATACCATTCCTTTACATATCGTCTACCTGCTTCAGAGTAAGAGTCTTCTTCAGACATAACATCATCCAGAATAGCAATATGTGCTCCTCTACCAGCTATCTGAGATCTGACACCAGCAGCATAATACATACCTCCCTGATTTGTCTTCCATTTACCAGCAGCTCTGACATCACTTCTTAACTGGACACCTCTAAATATCTTTTGAAACTCTTCTGTATTTACAATATCTCTAACAGAACGGCCAAAGTCAGAAGACAATTGATCACTATGAGAAATAGTAAGTATTTCATGTTCAGGATTACGTCCTATATACCATGCTGGAAATAGTTTAGAACAGATAACTGATTTACTGGAACGGGGAGGAAGGAAGACCATCAATCTTTTAACTTTTCCTTCTTCAAGTTCTTTAAGTTTATTTGAGATGAGTTTAATATGACTACCCATCTTAAATCCAGACACAAGAGAAGGTGCGACTAGTTTAACAAATGTTAAAAAATCTTTTTTAGAATCGTTATTTACCTGTTGAGAAAGTAATTCTTTTAAATTTATAAAAGATTCTAGGGAATGTTCTTGAATATTTTCCATATAATTATTATACACTATAATTATAAGATATACAAGTATTATTTATATATATATATATATAATATATTTATAAAAGTTTATAAAGTGCGACCTTGATGATCTATTTGATGATAATCCCTTAGATTTTTGATGATATGTCAGAGTCATGATATATATATATAACCAGAACACTCATTTTTTTGGTGGGGGTCGGCTATATTTGCTAAGTATTTGGAAACACACGTTTAATAGTTACCTTAACTTGTCTTATTTAGTATAGATTTCCAGATTTTTGCCTATACTTTCTTTTTACTTGGTCATTACTTGGTCATTACTTTGCATATAGGGTCGAGATATATCATCCGAAAGAGGGATAAAGAATAGTAATTAAGCCTAGCTCAAATAGTATACCGATATACTTTTCATTCTTTCCGAATAGTATACCGATATACTTTTCAAGTCAGACTATTGACATACTTAATCTATTCGCTATGCTTCAGTTAGGTTGTCAGATCAGTACTAGGGATTACTTAGTGAACTAGTTTCAAGGTTGATACAGGTTACATCCTAACACCTGAACCGAAATAGGATGCCAAGTTTAAAATCAGATAACAGCTAGGATATGCTGTTATTCAGATAGTATATTGATAGCTGTTATAAATCCTTTGAGGATTTTATAATTATGACTACAAATACAGCTAAAAAAACTACTAAACAATCTTCGCTCAAAACAAACATTGCAAAACGTAAAACTGCAAAAGCTGCAAAGCGTGGCAAGGTTATTGAGAACGTCACATTAATCACAGCTAGACTAGATGCAAACGCACTAAAGCAAGCTGGTCTAGTTAAGATTAACGGTGATAACTCAAAATTAATACAAGCTTTAAAACGTGAGCGAGTAGCTGGTTTGATACAATTACGGGATGCATCCGATAAACCTCTTGTTGCTTTCAATAAGGTTATGCGAGCAGTTGAGGAGAAAGCGAACGGCGGATCAATTTCCGACCCTACGTTTAAAAAGCTTTCAAGGTTTGTTAATGACTCCAAAGTGCAGAAAAAGTACAAAGGTCAGCAACAAAATATTATTCTAAAAGATTGGGATAATAAAAAGCTTACAAGTTGGAATAAAGTGTTTGATTCCATGTATAGCAAAAAATCGCAGATGCACGAAAAGCTTGAATGTTTAAGCGAAGCATCGGTTGAAGTCTACAACACTTGTTTAGATACTTTTACCGACGCTCATTTTAGTAGAGACAAGTTATCTGATGATGATAAGAAAGCAATTGATAGCTGGTCAATGTCAACCATCAACAACCTTTACAATGTTGATGAAAAAGCAAAAGCATTGGTCAAAAAATTCAATGCACAAGGTTCATAATATTAGCGGGTCTAGGACACATTGTTCTAGACCCGTTTTTTTTTGTTTAATTTCTGGTCTAACCGGATTTATATATGGAACGTGTAACCTAGCTGCACATCATGAAACGTGTACACATGGAACATATACCCACAGCCAGGGCAACATCGAATTGCCTGTAACCCACTGATAGTAAAGGGAAAAAAGACTCAACCTATTGACTAACTTTACTTTTATCTTTATAGTAGGCTGGTTTAAATGACTGATCTGAGAAGTATATCGGTATACTTTTGAAAGGAAAAAGAATGAGTAAACAAACAAATGCAAGTACATCACCTGTCAGTGTATTGCCCTTGAGTACCAATGTTGTAAGTGTTGGAGGCAAGACACAACAAATAAAAGAAAGTAAAACATGGAAAGGTAAACAAAGACAGGCTGAAAAAGAAATAGATAATTTTGTAGGGAAAAGTAAACTCCCATTCAGTACCAATGTTGTAAGTGTTCGGGCTACTGAAAAGATCAGAACTGATCTTAAAAAATTGTCAACAATTCATAGTTCCGCCAAGAGTATAGATGAACAAGGGGAAATACTCAGCGGATACCCACACACATCACCTAAATGGCCGGATAAAGCAGGGTGCAGCGTAGGCACACAGCTTGCAAAGTGCGAAAGCTTTGATGGATTTTTAAGGTTCACAGTAGACGGCGTTGAATACTGTGAGCCTGTCATGATGTCTCGACCTCATGGTAAAACTACCAAAAGGTCAGGCAGATTTGTTTGAAAAGTATACTGATATACTTTTTGAAAAGGAACAATCAAGTAAGGAGAAAGTATGACTAAATTTATACAAAAGGATGGAACAGTCTTGGAAATTAATGCAATAGATTCCAGACTGAAGATGGCCGTAGCTCTGGAGAATTCCGGTGAACAGGCCAACGCAGATGCAATGTTTATCAGAGCTTTGGAAGCGGAAGAGGTCTATCTTAAATGAGAATATTTAAACCAAGTTGGAAACGAATGAATAAAACTATTCATTGGAGAACTAGGGGTCACTGGCGTTCGATCCCTAGAGATTTCTGTCTCAGAGTAGAACGTCTTCACTACATGAAACGGAGTTAACATGGCAACAATCTGGATTGATCCACCTAATGGATGGAGGTATGGCTTTCCAAAAGTTATACCAGTGCAAACCAAGGCAAACGGTGAGGATGCCATAAAGGCATGGCTTCTCAACAATGGATATCCCCAACATGAAATAGATAATGGGGGTATGCGTTACAAATCATGGTCTGACATGCGTAAAACCAGGCTAGACCGGCTGATTGAAAAGCTGTCCTCCAATGTGTAAGACTAGGACATTACAGCCCATCTGTAATAAGAATGTGGAAGGAACATGGACTTACCGTTGCTGATGTAGGTAACGGCGTTGAATTTTAAGACAGCCTATGGGGAAAGGCTGACACAATTTCCCCTAACCTTTAGGAGTAGTAACTATGAATACTTTAGCTTTTGTTAAAGAAGAAAACGATGATCAAGTTGTAGTAGAGAAAACAAATCGGTTTACTATAGAAAAAGGTGTGCCGATTCCAACTTGGCATAACAATAATATTGATGGATACACCGGAATGTATCCATTTCATGACATGAAGGTAGGCGATTCCTTTCTAATACCCTGTTCGCCTATTACTCAAGATAAATTTGGAGCCAGAGTTAGTAATGCTGGTTCTAATTATACTAAACGGTGGAATTCTAAATTTAGAATGGCCTATCGAAAAGTAACGGGCGGCATTAGGGTATGGCGTATTCGTTGCAAAAATAGTAAGTAGATGAATGTTGACATACCCCTTGCTGATATGGTATCGGTGAGGGGTAGCAACGTGAGGAGTAAATAAATGTTTAACGATCTGTTCAGATGGTGTGATGACATTGGTATGTTCGCCAGTGACAGACCCATCAATGATGTAGGTGATGTTGAAGGATCATGTATCCATCGATCACCTTACTGTGATGAAACGTGCTTTAATATAAAACTCTATAAACTTTATCCCAATATGTTTAAGCGTGACATAAGGATAGAGAAAGATTGGCAAGATCTAACACCGGAAAATATCCATGAAAATATTGCCAACTTTTTTAAACGTAAAAGAAAACAAACCAAAAGAAAAAGACTTAACACTAGAGGGGAATCCTTGAAGGATGTAAAGGATGTCTATCGGGTGAAGGCAATGTGTCAGGCAATGCCCGATGATGAGTTGTGGATACCAACCAAGGCATGGCGTGATCCTATCATGAAAGTTTTAATCGAACAGGAACTCATGCCCCTGCCTAACCTGGCTTTGAATGCCAGCACTGATCCAAGCACTACCAAAGAAGAATGGGAGATGCTTAACCGTGATGGATGGAACATCATGTTCTATGGAGATGATGAACTCAATCATGATCCAGCTACAGATGAACCCATGTTCCAATGCCCCAAGACTAAGAAGAAAATCAAGGGACATTGTGCAATATGTAAGGGTGGCTGCTTCAGTCAAACTACAATAGGAAAAAGGAGGACAATAAAACTTTATCAACATTAACAAGTATGCTATAATTAGATAGGAGAAAGACCATGAGTAACCAATACAACGATGCTTTATATGAGACTCTTTATGAAAAGCATTTAGAAAAAATGCTGGCAAAGCATAAGGATGTGGACAAAGCAGAACTCGAAGCTGAAACTTTAACAGAAAAGGAAATGGAAAATGATTAATCAAATATTTAAATTAATGATTGGAATAACTGTCATAGCTATGCTATGTATAGTATTCCTTTACTATGGAGGTCATTATGGCACGTTATGAAGTAACACTAGAATGCTTTGACTGTGACGGTAAAGGTGTACAATCACATCGACATTCTTTATCAGGTAATCCTGAAACTGCTGTCACTATAAGCAAGACTGATTGTCCTGGGTGTGATGGTCGAGGAGAGATATCAAGAAAAGTATCCATGTATGAAAACACCCAAGAACTTCTTAAAGATTATCCAAGTGCATTAAATGTGAGGCTTGTAGCATGACAAAATATTCCGATGTATATGTAACCGGAAAAAAACCGGAAGTAATAGGTAAGATGAGAGCAAGTATAGATAAAGTAAAAACAATTCAATACTTGTGCGAGGAAGTAATAGCAGAGCTTGAAGAAACTATACTTGAGGTGAACAAGCTATGAAAACAGAGGAGATTTTAAGGAAAAATGTAAGGGACTTGCAAGAGCAA